GGAGCCAATCCATTCACCAGCATCGGGCGTGAGCAGAACGACCCCGCCACGACCCGCGAAACCACAAGCGTTCCGGCGAAAGTCCGGACCGAGACCGCCGCACGCGAGATTGACGAGCGGGGCCGCGCCATCACCGAGATCGATGCCTGGCTGGCGGTAGCCACCACCAGGCGCTAAACCGCACCTTCCCTCCACCCACGCCGAAGATGACGGCGGGGCAAACGCAGACGCGCTCGAAGATGACGGCCGTCGGCGCATGGGAGTCCACCAATCCCTGCACCGAGAGGCAGAACCACCGTGACCACATTCGAGGAGCTCATCCGCTCCGCCGAGGTGGAGGAAGACCAGGCCATCAAGCGCCGTGAACGAGCGCTGGCCGAAGTCAAACTCATCCACACCAAGGCCCGCCAAGACGCGCGCGCCCGCCTGACCGAAGCCGAGGACGCCGACGTCGCCGCCGCCATGCAATCCCACGAAAACGCCGAACGCGACCTCGTCGGCATCCGCTCCAAACTCGGCCAGCTCAAGGCCGCGCAAGTCGCGGAAACCGCCAACACCGTCGCGCTGGAAACCCGCGACCCCAACCCGCCATCCACCGCGGTAGCACAACGGCCAAGCTACGACCGGGTCGCCCGCGTCGGCACCGAGGCACGCACCTACCGCCCCGACACCGACCCCGGCGGACGGCAGTTCCTGCTCGACGTCGCACGCCGGCACCTGGGCATGGACGTCGAATCCGAATACCGCCTCGCCCAGCACATGCGTGAAGAGCGGGTGGAACGGGCCGCCTACTACCAGCAGCGTGCCGCGGGCGACGCGATCGTCTCGGCCTTCAGCGGCCTGGTCGTACCGCAATACCTCACCGACATGGTGGCGCCCGCCGTCGCCGGTCTGCGCCCGTTCGCCGACATATGCAACAAGCACCCGCTGCCCACCGCCGGCATGACCTTCAACATCTCGAAGATCACCACGGCGACGTCGGCGGCCCTGCAGGCCACAGAACTCACGGCGGTCAGCGCCACGTCAATCGACGACACACTGCTCCCGATCTCCGTGCAGACCGCCGCCGGCCAGCAGCTCATGTCACGGCAGGCAATCGAACGCGGCACCGGCACCGAGGACGTCACGGTGCAGGACCTCTACAAGCGCTACGCCACCGTGCTCGACTCGACGCTGATCAACCAGGCGTCAACGGGCCTGACCAACGTGGCGCAGAACGTGGCGTACACCGACACCACGCCGACCGCGGCCGAACTCTGGCCGAAGATTCACAACGCGCTCGCCAACCAGGAGGCGGCCCTGCTGGCGCAGGCCACCCCAACGCACGTCATGATGCACAGCAGGCGCTGGTACTGGCTCCAGTCCCAGGTCGGCACATCATGGCCGTTCATCGCCCAGCCCGGCATCCCGACCCAGGCCGGCGGCATCAACCTCGGCGTCGGCTACGCGGCCGGCTCCCGCGGCGTCCTGCCCAACGGCATGCCCGTCGTGGTCGACAACAACATCAGCACCACACTGGGCGCCGGTACCGAGGACGAGGTCTACACGGTCGCGGCGTCTGAGTGCCACCTCTGGGAGGACGCCGGTGCGCCGACGTTCATCCGCGCGGAACAGCCAAGCGCCGCCTCTTTGGGCGTCTTGCTAGTTTTGTACGGTTACTTCGCTTATACGCATAACCGTTACACGAATGGTCAGTCAAAAATTTCCGGCACTGGATTGATTGCGCCAGTATTCTGATCTTCTAATCTCTCTGGTATAGTCCAGGGATGGAGATTCAGAGGTGCGGCCATTGCCGCGAAGAGAAAGACCTGGCCGAATTCAGCCCGTCCTACCGCGGTCGTCCGGGGACTTGGTGCAAGGCGTGCAAGCGGGCGCTCTATGTTCCCAAGCCCCCGGCGGCCAAAGTGGAGATTCCCGAAGGCCACGGGCATTGCTTCAAGTGCGACACGGTCAAGCCGCTCGACGAGTTCTACAGCGGCATCAACCAGAAGAGTTGGTGCCGTGAGTGCTATCGAGCATGGCATCGGAAACGGTACGTGCCAAAGAACGGTGCGACCGACGACCCACGCGAGTGCTCCGTGTGCGGGAAGACCTACAAGCCGAAGCACCGGAAGATCAGTCTTTACTGTTCACGCGAATGCCTGCAGGTCGCACGAAAGATCTCCGGTCGCGAACGCGAGGCGTACCTTCAACGCACCTACGGAATCGGTGCAGCTGACTATGACCGAATGTTGGTCGAACAAGGCGGCGGCTGTGCTCTATGCGGGATTAAACCCGAGGAACTGACAAGCGGGCGATTCCGCACGTATCTGCATGTCGACCATGACGCCATTACCGGCCGGGTGCGTGGTCTGCTCTGTCCGGATCACAACCTGCTGATCGGTCGTTGGAACCACGACCCCGTCCTTCTTCGCCGCGCCGCCGACTATCTGGAGGCCGCTGGTGCACGCGTCAGTCCTCCAATGGTTCTCCACGGCGCTGACGGAGGCTGATTTCGCCGGTCTGGGTGTGCTCGAGGTCGGCTCGTATGACGTGAACGGGTCGGTGCGCCCGATCGTGGCGGCTCACGGCCCAGCCGCGTACGTGGGTGTCGACCAGAGCGACGGCCCGGGCGTGGACAGGGTTGTCGCCTGCGCCGATCTGGTGGCCGTGTTCGGTCCCGGGGCGTTCGACGTGGTGATTTCCACGGAGATGCTCGAGCATGTCGTGGACTGGCAGGGCTGTATCGCCCAGCTGTGCGAGGTGCTGGTGGCTGGGGGGCTGCTGGTTTTGACGACCCGATCGCCCGGTTTCCCCTACCATCCGTTTCCGATTGACGTTTGGCGTTATCCGCTGGGCGTGATGGCCGCGATCATCGAGGCTGCGGGTCTGAGGATCCGCGAGCTTGTCCCGGATCCGGGCCGCGGCTCGCCGGGCGTCTTCGCCATAGCGGTGAAGCCGGCGGGCTGGGTGGCGCCGTGGGTGGCGCGTCCTTTGGCTGAGGTGTTCGCCGGGGTGCAACCTGAGGCGATGGCCGCGCCGTGAGGCTGATCCGCTCGTTTCCTGCGACTGTTCCCGCCGGCCGGGCCTATGTCGTGGATCAGATCGAGCGCCATCTGATGAGCGACTACGACTACCGGTGGCTGGGCGATGTCGATGATGATGTGCTGCTGCTGGAGTGGGATGTCGCCGTCGGTGCGGTGGAGCTCGAGGCGTTCGCCTCCGCCGTGGCAGGCGAGCCGAAGCGGGTTCGGGTCGCGCCGTACCGGCTTCACGAGTCGCTGTCGGGGCGGCAGTACTTTTTTCACCCGTTGTGGGCGCACCGCCGCTACGAGAACGGCGAGCGCAACACCCGCTTCATTGTTCCCGGCGATGCGACGTGTCACCTGTTCGGCTTCGGCATGATCTACCTGCCGCGGCATCTGATCCGGGGCTTCCTGGACTGGCGGCCGGATAAGGCGTTCGGTGACACCGAGTTCTCCGGCTGGCACTACAAGTTCAACGCCGATGATCGTGAGGTGCCCGTGGACTGGGACATGCACGTCGTGCACCTGCATTACAAGCTGGCGAACCTGAAGGGGCTCTCATGACGGATCCGCAAACCACCGATCCGATGATCGCCGCGTTGCTGCGTGAGCGGGCCGGCTATCTGCAGTCGCATCGGCCTGAGCGTGCCGCGCAGGTGACGGCCGAGTTGAAGCGCCGCGGCTATGAGGACCCGGCGGAGGTCGAGCCGCAGGCCAATGAGGACGCGACCGGGGCGCCGCGTGGACGCCGCGCCCCTGGCAAGCGCTCGACGACCGGCGCTGCGGAGTAGGCGATGGCGACTATTCCGGCGAACGCGACCGCCGTGGGCGGGACGGTGATCAGCCTGTGCTCGGCCCAGACGGGTACCGGTGACACGACCAACACGGCCGACCGTGGGACGGCCCCGAAGGCGAACTCGACGAAGATCCGGGTGACGCCGATCATCGGCGCGACCCCGACATGCACCTATTCGATTCAGGTGTCGGCGGACAATGTCTCATTCGCTGCGGCCACCTACGCGGACGTCTCGACCCCGACGACCGATGTGGCGACCACGTTTGTGCTGACCGGCACCGCTGTCGCCGAGAAGATCGTCAAGTCGCAGTCGGCCTGGCGCTACATCAAGGTGACCATGTCGGCGAACACGAATGTGACCAACACGATAGACGTGATCTTCAACGATTCGAAGCGATGGGTGTGACATGGCCAAGGCCGGATACAGCGCGCCCGCCGCGGCCGTCGTGGCACTGGTGGGCACGGTGGCCAAGAGTGTCATCGGGGTCTCCGCCCCGGCGCAGTTCGGCGTGGACCTCACGAAGATCCGCATCGGCTGTGACGGTGCCACGTCGACCGCGGTGCCGATGCAGGTCGAGTTGTGCTATGCCACGTTCGCGACGAACGGTCCGGGCACCAACTCGACTTCGATCACGGTGCAGCAGGTGTATGGCCGGGTCATCACGGCCGGGTTCACGGCGGCATCGAACTGGACGGCGGAGCCGACGGTGCTGACCGTCATCGACGCCTGGTCTTTGGCCGTCTACGGCGGCCTGGTCGTCTACGATCTGCCGTTCGCGACGACCCCGGACTGCGCGGTCAGCAACGGCTTCGTGCTGCGCTGCACCGCGCCGGCGGCGGTGAACGTGAGACCGTCGATGTGGTTCGAACGCTGCTAGCGGGGGGAACATGGGCACGACCGTCTCCTCGGCCACGGCCTCCACAACCTCGGCCGTGGTGCTGGCCGCCAACGCCTTTCGCCGCTCGGCGAGCATCCGCAACACGGGCGCGGTGACCGTCAACATTGCGGCCAGGACGGTGGCCACCGTCAACGACACGGCGGTGGATCCGGGCGGCTACTTCGACGTTCCCACCGGCTATCTGGGCAACCTGGCCGCGATCACCGCATCGGGTAGCGCAACGCTCGAGGCGACGGAGGCGGCCGAGGCCAGCCAGCCGCTGGTGTATGTCGGCCCGTGGGCCAACCGCCCGGTCACCGCCTCTCCGAACGACCGGGCCTTGATCACCGATGTCGGGACTTACGTCCAGTTCGTGGGCGGCCGGTGGCAGACGCTGGCACGCCAGGTCATCGGGGTGGCCGCCGGGACGGTGACCGACGCGACCACCACCAACCTGACCACGCAGGCGTCCACCACGATTCCCGGCGGGCTGATGGGACCCAACGGGTCGGCGCGGCTGATCTCCGAGTGGGACATGGCCGGCACTGTCGGGGTGGTGACGGCGTCGCTTTCTTTCGGCGGCAACGTGGTCGCGCAGGGCCTGTCCATTGCGGTGCTGACGTTGAAGCGCTGCTACCTGGCGGCGGTGGTCATGAACCAGAACTCGGAGTCCTCGCAGCGCTATTCGGAAGAGGTGCCGGGCACGCTGGCGAGCGTCCTGCCGAGCCTGGCGGTGGACACGACCGCGAACGTGTTGTGTGAGGCGACGGTGCAGTGGGCCGTCGCGGTCGGCGCAGGCTCCACGATCACCAACCGGCGGTGGCGGCTGTACGTTGAGGCCCAGTAATGGGCGCCCAAGGCACAGTATCGCTGGATTTCGGGGCGTTCCCCGGCGCGAGCGACGCGTCGGTGGCGGTGACCGGCCAGGCGGGCATCCTGGGCGGCTCTCTTGTCGAGGCGTGGATCCTGCCCGCGGCCACGGCGGACCATTCGGCCGACGAGCACATTGCCGAGGAGCTCATGGTCTTCGCCGGGAACGTCGTCGGCGGCACCGGGTTCACGATCTACGGCGTGCACCGCCCGGCCGTCAATGAGCCGATTGAGCCGTGGGGACCTGTGGCCGCGGGCGGCGGGCAGGGCACCCGGCTTTACGGCGTGTTCAACATCGCGTGGGCATGGAACTGAGGAGGACAACATGGCCTGGGGAATCCTGAACCATCCGGCGCAGCTGACCAACATCACCACGCAGCAGCACTTCTCCGCCGCGCCGTCGCTCGCCGAGAGCGGTATCGCACTGTGCCAGATCCAGGTGGTGTACCCGGGCGGTGCGGTTGACGGTCTGCGGGTGGAGTTTCGCCGCACGCTGGATGCCACCAGCGAGGTTTGGGACACGGATCCGTTCACGGTGTACACGATGGCGGTGGCCGAGACGGCCAAGACGTTCGTCGTCCGCGACTGCTACAAGTTCCGGGTATCCGTGTCGCGCGACGGCAGCACCGACACGATCACCTCCGCGGACCTGTACTACCGCACGGGCGTCATCTAAATGGCCGTCCAGTTCCAGGGCAACTCGGGCACGGTCGCCGACGTCGGGGGCACGGGCTTTCGCGCGATGAATACTCAGGTCAAGCCGGCGGAGTACGGGTCGCTGGGTCATTACCGGCTGGCGTTGACCTCCGGCACGATCGCCGCCGCGCTGGCCGCGGGCACCGGCACGGCCGGGCACCTGTTCGCCTTTCGTTGGGGTGATGCGACCCGGCTGGCTGTGGTGACCTACATCAAGTTGCAGTTCCAAACGCTGGCCCTGTTCACCGCGGGTACCCTGACCGACTTCGGCTTCGACGCGTTCGCGCTGCGTTCCTACACGGCCAGCCATTCGACGGGCACCACCGGCACGGGATCGAAGATGCGCACGAGCATGGGTACGTCGCTGGCCACCGACATCCGCATTGCCGGTACGGCGGCGCTCACGTCCGGTACCCACACCTTCGACGCGAACGCGTTCGCCGCTTCGATCGGCGACTCGCAGCGGGTCAACGTGGCCGCGGGCACGGAGGAGCAGCGGGTGAACGACCCGACGCTGGTGTTCAGCCCTGATTCGGGGCGCGGTGAGCATCCGCTGGTCTTCGCGCAGAACGAAGGCTTTGCGATCCGCAACCGCACGGTGTGGCCGGCCGCCGGCACCGGCATCGTCCAGGTCGAGATGGCCTGGGTCGAGGTGGCCGCCTACTGATCGGCGGTAGCCGTGTCGCTCCTGCTTCGCCTGCTCGGTGCCCCGCCCGCCAATCCTGAACCGCCGCCCGCCGTCACGGTGCTCGCGCAGCGGCTCGCCCGCCAACCCGGCATGGCGCTCATCAGCTCCACCCGGGCCGGGGATGAACCGCCGCCGCCGCAGGCCACCGTGTACGCGCCCGCTCGCGCGCGCGAGGCCGCGCGGACCATCATCTCCTGGTCGCGTACTGACCCGGATCCGCAGCCGCGCCCGGCGATCCTGACCCCGTCCACGATCCGCCGCCCCGGCGCGGTGTGGACCATCCGCTCGGCCGCCGACGTCGCGGTCGCCGACCCGCCACCCATGGCGCCGGTCATCCCGCGGTGGACCCAGCGGCCGAGATCGGCGCTGATCCTGCTGGCCACGGCGGTACTCGGCGACGTGCCGCTCGGCGGGCAGGAGCACCAGGCCATCGCCGCCAGCCCGTCGGCCGCGGCCACATCTGCGACCGGGCCGGCCACCACGGCGGCAACGGCCCCGGCGGCCACCTCGAGCACCACGGCCGGGCGCATCCGCTCGAGCACGTTTTCCCCGGCGGTCACCTCCACCACCGGAACACCGGGCAGCACGAGCACACCGGGACATGACACGGCGAGTACGGGAGGCTGAGCATGGCGACCCGCGACGTCGGCGACCGGCAAAACATCGAACTACTCGTCTACACCCCGTTCGCCGACCCGCCCACACTGGTCAACGCCACCGTCGCCCTGTCGGTGACCGACCCGGCAGGCGCGATCACCAGCCCGTCGGTGACCAATGCGTCGACCGGCACATATCAGGCCAGCTTCACCCTCGCCACCGCCGGGGTGTGGTACTGGCGCTGGACCGTGTCGGGCACGGTCGTGGACATTTCCGACGGCCAGGTCACCGCCGTCGACCCGAGCCCGCCCGCCTACGCCAGCCTGGATCAGCTCAAGGGCGCGCGGAAGACCACGACAACGGACCGCGACGACGACATGAGCCAGGCCCTGCTGACCGCGGCGCGGCGCATCGACAAGACGACCGGGGACCGCCAGTTCTGGCTGGACAAGACGGTCAGCGCGCGGATCTTCCGCATGAAGGGCCGGGTGTATTCCACCGATGAGGGCGAGTGGCTGATCGTCGATGACATCGGCTCGCTGTCCGGCCTGGTCGTCGAGGTGGGCGACGGCACCACGTGGACGGCGGTCACCGGCTATCAGACCGGCCCGGAGAACGCCCTGGCGAAACGGCAGCCGATCAACCGGCTGCTGCGGCCCGTGTCGTCATGGTCGGGTAGCTGGTCGGGGCCCAACCAGGCGCGGATCACCGCACGGTGGGGCTGGCCGGCGGTGCCGGATGAGATTGTGCGGGCCAACCTGCTGCAGGCCAACCGGCTGTATACGCGCAAGGACTCCCCGGACGGTGTTTTGGGCAACGCCGAGTGGGGTGTGACCCGGGTGTCGAGTATCGACCCGGATGTGCGTGATCTGATCGCCGACTACTGCCTGGCCGGAATGGGATGAGACATGGGCCGCGTCCTCGAACAGGTCGAAGCCTGGCTGGCGGAACAGGGCGAAAGCTACCGCTACAGCGAAGATCAGCCTCGTGATGACCACGGCCGTTTCGGTGAAGGCGGAGATGATGACAGTGAAGGTGACGTTGATGAGGGCGACTACGGCTATGGCCGTGACTCGAACGGCGTCTCATACACCGAGTTCGACGTCAACCAGGAGACCGGCGAACCGAAATTCTCGGAGCCATACCGAGAGAAGTACGGCCCGGTGATCGCTGACGATCAAATCGGCGACAGCCCATATGCACTCGTAGATACCGACAACGGAAGCATCCACATTGCCGACGACTCAAACGGCACGATGGACCGTGAGGTCATCCAAGAGTTCACCCCGAGCCAAGCGAAAGAACTCGGGGACGGGGTTTATGCCGTCTACAGCGGCGAAAAGGAGTCCTTCACCAGCACCACGGGTGTCAGCGTGCAACCTGCCAGCGCCAATCCCACACGGGACGGCGTGGACGTCACGTTCGCCGGCGGGCAGCAGGTCTCGCTCGATGGCGAGGCGGGCAACGACGCCGCGTTCTCATTCCAGGAGTCGCTCAATATTTCGGGCGGGGGCTAGGTGAACATCGCCGGGATCCGGGCCGCACTGGGCAACGCCCCCGCCAACGTGGCCGTCGGCACCACCCAACTCAACTGCCTGCCCTACACGCCCACCTCGGTTACCGTCCCCTGCTTCTACCCGGGTGAGGCGCAACTCGGCTACGCCACCGAACGCAACACGTTCAACGGCATACCCGTCGTCGAAGCCACCTGCATGCTGCTGGCCGCACCCGAGAACGAGGACCAGGAAGGCCAGGCCCTGCTCGACGCCTACCTCAGCCACCCCGGCTCAACCTCGGTCAAGGCCGCGATCGAAGCCGACCAGACCCTGGGCGGCCTGTGCAAGCTCGTCTTCGTCCACGACGTCGACGGCTACCGCCTCTACACCGTCGGCACGACCGCCTACTACGGCGCGCGATTCCGCATCCTCGTGATGGGAGGGTGAATGCCCACACCGCATGTGCTGCTCAACTCGCGGATCTTCGCCGCAGGGCTGGACCTCACCGGCTACAGCAACAAGATCGAGCTTGCGGCGGAGGTGGAGGAGAAGGACGTGACCACCTTCCTTCCCGTCGCCGACCCCGACAGCGGCTGGAAGAAGGTCATCGGCGGCATCGCCTCCGGGAAGATCAGCGGCGGGGGCAACTGGGATCCGGCCCCATCCGCCAGCACGCTCGCGGGCCTCGACGACACGATCTTCGGCGCGCTCGGCACGGTTATCCCGCATTCGGTGTACCCGGCTGAGGCCACCGAAGGCAACGTGGGTTACTTCAGCAGCGTGCTGGCCAAGTCGTACACGTTCCTGGGCGGCGTCGGGGATGTCGCCGCCTGGACCCTGGACGACCTGTCGGCCTGGCCGGTGGTACGCGGCGCATCCCTTGAGGCGCCCGGCACGGCTCGGATCGTCACCGGCTCGGGCACGGCTGTGCAGCTTGGTGCGGTCAGTGCCACCAAGCGGCTGTACGCGGCGTTGCACGTGCTGTCCATCTCCGGCACGGCCACACCCACGCTGACCGTGCGGATCCAGTCCGACACCGTCGGGTTCCCGTCACCCACCACCCAGCTCACGTTCGCCGCGGCGACCACGGTGGGCGGGCAGATCCTGCGCACCAACACCGGCGCGATCACGGATGACTACTACCGCGTAGACTACACAATTTCGGGGACGAATCCAAGTTTTCTCTTCCAGGTATGTGCAGGGATCGCGGTTTAGCCAGTCGGTTCGGTAATTCGTGTATGCTTGGCGAATGCCTCCCCCGTGCTCTGTAACTGGTTGCATTAGGCCGCGTTCATCGCATGGATATTGCATGATGCACGCCGCAAGGTTCAGGCGTAATGGCAATCCAGAGTTGAAGAACCGTCGCGGATCCTTCTGCTCCATTCCTGGGTGCGGTCGGCCGTATCAGGCCAAGGGCTATTGCCGACTCCATTACGATCGCGCGTTGCATGGCTGGAAAATCGATGCGCCACATCGTAGTGAGAGACCTAGGCGCCCCTGCTCCATTCCTGGGTGCGATCGGCCGTATCAGGCGCGCGACTATTGTGACGTCCACTATCGACGGTGGAAGCGCGATGGTGATGCTGGCTCGACTGCAGTGTTGGTCCGTGGGCCAAAGCCGAAGCCGCGCCAGCCGTGCGGAGTCGAGGGATGCGACAAACCGCGACGCGGCGAAAGTTATTGTCAGATGCATTCCGGCAGATTGCGCAAGACGGGACGTCTAGGTCCAGCCGCCGCAGGCCGTATGGGCAATAGCGCGGGCTATCTATCGCCGTCCGGGTACCGACTGGTTCTCCGTGAGGGCAGATATCACGCAGAACATCGATATCTGATGGAGAAAGCCCTCGGGCGCAAGCTCCACCTCGACGAGACCGTCCATCACATCAACGGTGTGCGCCACGACAACCGTTTAGAGAATCTGCAGCTGTGGTCGTCGAGCCACCCGCGCGGCCAACGCGTCGATGACAAGGTGTCCTGGGCGCTGGAGATGATCGCCCGCTACGCCCCCGAGAAACTCGCCTGATCTAAGTCCAGTCCTATCGAGAAAGCCCGGCCATCGGCCGGGCTTTCGCCGTCCCTGAACAGGAGTCCTCATGGCGACGCCCATGGTATTGATCAGCACCTTTCTGTCCTTGGGCGGCACCGACCTGTCCGCCTACACCTCCAAGGTCGAGGTGAGCGCCGAGGTCGAGGACAAGGACGTCACCACGTTCGGTTCCGGCGGCTGGAAGACGCTGCTGGGCGGGCTGAAGTCCGGCGGCGTCGCGATCACCTGGAAGAACTCGATCGTCGTGTCCGAGTTGGACTCGATCCTGTGGCCGCTGCTGGGCACGATCGCGGCCTTTGAGGTGCGCGGCACGTCGGCCGTCGTGGGCACCTCGAATCCGAAGTACACGGGATCGCTGTTGGTCAAGGCGCTGGCCCCCATCGGCGGTTCCGTCGGCGATGTGAACGAACAATCGCAGACGTTTCCCACCTCGGGTGCGGTCACCCGGGCCACCGCCTAGGCCTTGCGCCAGATCCCGCAGTACTGGGTGCTGATCACTTCGCCCTCGGTGAGCAGGATCGCCGTGCGGCCGTCGACGCGGGGTTCGGCCAGGTCGACACCGCCCTGCGTGGGCGAGGCGTAAACACAGTCCGGCCCCGCCTTCGCGTCGATGACGTAGACGCCTGCGGCAACATCCTCGCCCACGATCCATTCGCCGTCGCTGAACAGTGTCGCCGGTGCCCACTCCTGCTCGATGCGCTGGTTGATGTCCTGCCCGGCGAAGGCCATCCATCCACCCACGGCGCCGAGCAGAAGCGCGATCAGCAGGCCGTTGACGGCGGTGGACAACTTCACGACCCGTCCGGGTCGCGGCGGCGCCGATGTCGCCGATGCCCTCGTCATGGCCTCATGATGCGCCCGCCACGCAACCGCCGCCAGACCGGGGGGAAAGCTGTGCCCCACGCGACGCCCATCATGGTCGAGTCCGAGGACCTGGCCCGGCTGACCCGCATCCTCAAGGACGAGGCCAACGGCAAGGAGTTGCGCAGGGAGCTGGCCAAGAATCTGCGCCACGCCTCCGAGCCCGCCCGCGACGCCGCCCGCTCGTCGATCATGGCCATGGAATCCGGTGGCCTCGAACGTGAGGGCGAACCACTGCGCGAGGCGATCGCCCACCGTGTGGTCACCGAGGCGCGCCTGTCCGGGCGTTCCACCGGGGCGAAGGTGAAGGCGCGCCGGCTCACTCAGGCTACGCGCGGGTTCATCCTCGCGCCCAAGCGCACCAACGCCACCCGCTGGCGCCGCCGCGTGTACGGCCGCGACGTGTGGGTGGAGCAGGTGGGCAAACCGCGCTGGTTCGACGACGCCATGGACGCCAACAGGAGCCGCTGGCGCGACGCGGTGGAAGAGGCCATGGATCACACGGCGCACCGCATCGCCCACCACATGAAGGCAGGAGGCTGACTTGTTCATCACGTTCAAGCCGGAGAACAACGATCCGCAGATGTGGGAGTTCGACCCCAAACGGGTGCGGGCCAGCCAGGCCGAGATGGTGGAGAAGCGTTACGGGCAGCCGTGGGACACCTTCCTGCGCGACCTGATCAAGGGCTCGATGCTGGCGCGGCGGGTGCTGCTGTGGCATCTGACCCGGCTGACGCATCACACATTGCGCTATGAGGACACGCCCGACTTCTACGCCGAGGAGCTGCTGGTGGAGTTCTCCCGCGCGGAGCTCGAGACGATGCGCGCCGAGGCCGAGAAGAGCACCGCCCTCTCCGATGAGGACCGGCCGGCGGCGCTGGCGGCGCTGGACGCGGAGATCGCGAAGGCTCCTACGGGTGTGGATGAGGGAAAAGCCCCATCACCGAGCGGCTCGAGCGTTACTGGCTAGCCCTGGCCGAGGTGACCAACATTCCCGCCGACCAGCTGGGTGACCGGCTGACCGTGCCGCAGCTGATGGCCGCGTGCGCCCAGATCGACGAGCGCAACGCCGAGATCGAGAAGGCGAGGCGCGGCCGGTGAGTGCCGTTCGGGTCACAGATGGATATTGCTCGGTGGACCGATGTGAGCAGCCACGGTTCGCGAAGACCCTTTGCTCGATGCATTACAGCCGCGTTCGGCGGCATGGGGATCCGAACCGCGGGCATCGCAGATCCCCATGCTCGACTGAGGGCTGTGACGCCCCAGCCCAGGCACGGGAACTCTGCGCGTCCTGTTATCAAGCCGCCAGGTATCGCGGCGAACTGGGCGGCACAGCATGCTCGGTTCAGGGTTGTTCAACCTTTGCGCGCGCAAAGGGCCTATGTGGAATGCATTACGCCCGGTCCCAGCGTGCCGTTCCCTTGACCGAGATGCCAATGCGACGGCCCCGCGGTACGGGTCGTACCGATCGCAACGGATACATCCAAATCTTGATGCCCAACGGCTCCACGAAGATGGAGCACCGCATCGTCATGGAGCTCGTGCTCGGCCGTGAGTTGTCCGACCGCGAGCAGGTTCACCACATCAACGGAATCAAGAGCGACAACCGCCCGGAGAATCTGGAGCTCTGGGTCAG